AGCCAGGTTTTGATTGTAGTTGTTTTAAGCTGTGGGTTTGTATTACGAATAATAGCCCAACGAGAACGGCGAATACCCTCACTGTTTTTCTCTTGCTGTAGCGCACGTCTAAATACCTCAACACAACACCCCACCGATTTACCAGAGCCTACAGGCCCACGGATGCCTCGGAAGAATGTATCATCCTTCATAAATTGTTTTAATACGTCACCGTCTGGTTTATACTTAAAGGCTGTCAATTTTCATATCCTTACCTACTTTCATCAGACGATCTACAACATCTGGTGCAATAGCGGATATAATCTTATCAGCCTCGTAATCATTTACAAAGTCTTTGGGGTGATGCTTCATGTGAACGCGCTTCACGATAGTTCGCAGGATGCGGCGCTCTTCTTCGTTGATCGTGTGAAGGAAACTCATGTTCTATACTTCCGCGTTTTCTTTGCAATGCTCTTAGGCTGTTTGGATACTTGCTTGCCAGCAGAGGTGGCCTTGCGTTTAGCGGCAGTAGTGCGGGAATACTCAGCAGATGTCAAAGACTTGATGGCCTTCTCTGGCAGATAGCGTTCACCCGTGGCCTTTGGCCCCTGGGTGCTAGGCTTACCAGACTTGGTGCGCCACTTCTGTTTACCCCAGCTTACCAGGGACCTCTGTGATTTAGCTAACGCCATTACCGATAGCCTCCGCCCTTTGCTTTGTATTTCTTGGCAAGCATTTGGGCTTTGCGAGCAGACCACTGACCAGGGCGTCCGCCCTTACCACTAGCCTTGATGCGGTTGAACAAACTCTTCCGCATTGTGGGCTTAGTATAATTACCTGCTTCATTTACTGCCATTGTAGAATGCCTTAAATTCTGGTGTTTTGTATGATCTGCTAAACTGATCCGCAGACTTAATATCCTTGAAAGCAATATACTCACCAGTTTTTCTGGCGTGATCTATCGCTTCTGGCTTGCTAAGCATAACCAGCTCCCCATCGCGCTCAATAACCAAGGGAAAGGCGGCTGGAATTGTGCCCTTTTCACCAAGGAATTCAGCAGACATTCGATGCGTTTGCTTGTTTCCCGCTTTATCTGGCAAGGGGGCAGGAGCAGACTCAAAGTTCAAAATGCGCGCAACAAAGTTCTTGTCCTTATTGGCCTGAAGCACATTAGAATAAGCATAAGGGGCTGGCATTAAGGACTTCTTTTCCATTAGTCTGTGGCCTCTTCACCTAGTTTGCGGAGGGAGGTAGGAGTGTTTTTAGTTTTAACCTTCTTTACCTTCTTCTCTACAACGTGAGCAACCGCTTCAATCCCACGATCCTTTAGCTCTTCAGCAGTAAACAAACGCTCGCTGTCAGCAGTAAAGGTCTTGCCCGAATGGGGCCGACCATCTGCTGTCATTACAATGTCCTTACTGATGTATTCAGCACCAGTTACTTTATATAGCTTGCTCATTTACCATATCCTTTCAACATTGATTTTTTCCCCTTTTTCTTGGCGGCGGCTTTCTTAGCCGCCTTGATGCCAGCAGGGGTGTATGGGTATTTCTTTCCAGCTACTTTGGGCATTACTAGTCCTTCATCAAAATATCAAGAAGAGTTTGTTTCCCGTATTTTTTAGTCGGGTTATCTGCAATTTGCTTATGAACCTTGCGAAACTCATTCATGGTAACGGCGGCTCCTAAAAGCCCCGCTCCTTTTGCAACAACAGATAACATACTCTTTGTTACTGGTGTATTTTTAACAATCTCTTTTGAGATTTGTTTTGCCTCTTTAGACCCTGCATTTTTAGCAGAAGCTTTTGCAAAAGAAGAAACTTTTCTAATATCCTTTACTTTAAGTTTTCCTACTTCTTCTTGTTCTGCGGCAAAATCTTTTGCAAGCATCTTTTGATACTCGTCATAATCGTGCATACGGGCTTTGCGCATATCCTTTGCTTCGCCGATTTTCCGCGCTTTTGTATTAGCGTCATATTCTTCGCGCATCATTTGTTGCATCTGTTCTTGTGTGGGACTTTTTGCCATATCAATCACCATTTAACCTTGTTTGCCCAGTATGCCGCAGACAGCTTGCCCTTGGCAATGTTTTTCCTATGACGCGCCTTAAAACTTGCACGTTTCTTTTTCATCTTCTCTGACTCACCCTTCTTAGGTTTGCCAGCAGTCTTAGCACCCTGCTCACCAAAGCGGATAGTTTTGATCTTGTTGCCAACCTTGGCAACTACAACATGAGACTTGGTGGGGTGGTTAGGAGTTCTCTTGGGTTTATTATACCCACTCACCCCAATACGATCCAATAGAGACTTACTCATATTTCCATATCCAAGAGTTCTGTTGTGTATTTCTCTCCGCGCCAGGTAAACTTTTTCTCTCCAGCAGATTTGTTACGAGCAAACGCCTGAGTAAAGGATAGTTCATCTGGTTTGCGCTCGATAGGCTCTCCAGCAAGAAGTTTGGAAGCACCGACAGCCATATCAAGCCGCCCATCCCCAACCATGCCAGTAGAGAAGGTAACTCGTGAACCTTCAGTATTCACTGGCTCTTCGATTACATATCCCATCCGCTCATACTCAGCTGGGATTTTAATACGAATATCTTCACTCTCCTTATGCCCAACGATGTAAGAGTCGTCAGAGCCGCGCAAAATTTCTAGGCCATCCATAATTGGAGGACGAGCTTCTGGGGAAGGAAAATTTAATTCAGCCCCTTTAGCATTGGATCGTTCTGGGTTTTGCTGAAAGAAAGCATCAAGGGCAGACTTCAGGACAGCGGAAGATTCAATGGGAACATTCTCCTCATTAACCGCACCATCGGAATACAAAGCATCGGTAATAGAGTTATACGCACCCCTAGCGATATTGCCAGCATACTCAACAAAGCCACCGCCAAAATCAAACTCTTTATCCATACTTGCGGCAACCTCAGAGGTAGGAGAGAGGATAATACGGTTTTTGTTCCTTAATGTGGTAGCAACGTCAGCAGGAGCGGGCCCAAGGTTAAGCAAGACCTTACGACTGTTTTTGTCTGACACTTCGAATATACCACCTGGCTCGAACAAAGAATGGACTTTCGCAACCAAAGAGGTTGTATCCTGCCCCTTCTTGGGAGAATGGAAGTCATAGGTATCAGTAATCATCAGATTACCGCGATCATCTATATATACATTCGCCGCACCAAGGCTAGACTCTGCCGCCGCTTCTGGGGACACATAGTCCAAAATCTGCATTAACTGGCTTGCATAGTTGCGGCTAGTGCCATCAGCATTGCGTAAACGGTTCTTCACGCTCAATATGCTCTCTGAACCCAACCCGTAAGAATTGTAAGTGGTTGTTACCGCACCAGAGCGAACCCGATTAAGGGCGGCATTGCGAACTACGTCCAAGGTAGAAGAGGATAGTTTATTCTCATCAATGGTGGCTTCAGGTAGTTCTTCAATGAAGCGGCCAGCAATAGAACGAAGAGCTTGTTCGCCTAAAAGCTGGAAGTGATCGAAAGCTACAGTCATACAAAAGCCTTTTGAATTAAAAATATATTTTGGAGTATAATCTTTTTTGCGAGCCTTGAGAAGAAATAATTCGTGTGGTAGTCCCCCATGCCACACTCGTGGTCCGGTTTTGCCCCCCCCCCCCAACATGACACAGTGCCCGATGCTCGGTAATTATTCTACCCTAGTCTCCGAGGTCTATCTCTACCCTAATGTCTCCTGCATGCAGGTGCATGTGCTTCTCTGGTGCTTTGAGACCCGCTCTGTCCATGATGTCCCTGCTTGCCTCCAGCTGTACATACTCTGACTTGGCGTTCTGCGATAGCTTGGCGACTTGGTGGACGGCCAGTGTTGCCTTGACGCCCAACTCTTGCCGCATCCTCTCCATCATGTAAGCCTGCACATGGGGCAGTGCTAAAGCCTTGGACGCGCTCACTCTTCCGCTCTCACCCTCTGCGTATCCCGCGATCTGGCTCGCATCTTTTATCGTTCCCCCGTTTGCTACGAGGTGCTCAACCAACGCCGTTTGCTTGTCGGTCAACTTACGCTCTGCTATATCACCCATTCTTGTTCATCCTCTGCTTTCCATCGACTAACACATAATCCTATAAGCGGCACGAAGCGCGCCGCATAAGCGGAGTTTAAGAGGGTTCGTCAATAGAAATCAAGATGCAATTTTGCAACACGCTATGCCGTTTGTGCAACACAGAGGAGGAAAGGCAATCAATGGTTGATATAATCATCGATGGTGCGTTCAATAATATCTGTGAATAGCGAAGGCCGAAGGCTCGGAGCCAGAGTGTAGCGGAGAGCCGTAGGCCGTCCCCTTAACACAAAGTCGGGGCTTGCCCCGCCCAATGTCGAGAAGACCAGCCCGACCAGGGCTGTCCACATTCACCCGAGCGAAGCGAGGGCGCGGCGAAACCAAGTGTTGCACAAAAGACACATAAAAGACAAAAGAGAGAAAAAAGAACATTAAATGTAAAATAGT